CTCAACGACGACATCCAATCCGCGCCAATCGCGCCGCGCAACAGAACGTGAGCCCCGCAATCCCGCGAGACTCCAAACCAAAACATCTCTGAAAGGAGAACGCATGAAAAACTGGGACACCCTCGAAGCGGACGAGAACCTCCTCATGAACACTCATTACACGCCCGGACGTTCCGGCCGTAACATCGACAAGATCGTCATCCACCACAACGCCGGCAATTTGAGTATCGCCGGCTGCTACAACCTGTGGCAGACCCGCGAAGCGTCGGCGCACTACCAGGTCGACGCGAACGGCCGCATCGGCCAGCTCGTCTGGGATGCCGACACCGCATGGCACGCCGACGATTGGGACGCCAACATCACCAGCATCGGCGTCGAACACGCCGACATCAACACGAACCCGTGGACCATCAGCGACGCCACATTGGACAACGGCGCTCACTTGGTGGCCGCGCTGTGCAAATACTACGGGCTCGGCCGACCCCAGTGGTGCGTGAACGTGTTCCCGCACTCCCGGTTCAGCGCCACCGAATGCCCGACCAGCCTCGCCGGCACCCAGAACGCGGCCTACATGGCAAAAGCCCAGCAGTGGTACGACAGCATGACCGGAGGCACCCCGGCGCCCACGCCAAGCCAACCGGCCACGCACGGGACAAACCTCGAAGCGCTCGCCGACGCCGTCATCCGAGGCGACTACGGCAACGGCGACGAACGCAAGCAGCGGCTCGGCAGCCAGTACGACGCGGTCATGGCAATCGTCAACGCCCGCTACGGAGTCACCACCAACACCACTGTCACCTCCACCAACACAGGCGTCGACATCGACGGCCTCGCACGTCGCGTCATCAACGGCGAATTCGGTGTCGGCGACGCCCGAAAAGCCGCCCTCGGCAGCAACTACGAAGCCGTGCAGGCGCGCGTCAACCAGCTACTCGCCGGAGGCACCGGCACCAGCAGCACCGACCTGAACGCATTGGCGGATGCGGTCATCCGTGGCGACTACGGCAACGGCGCTCAACGCCAAGCCGCACTCGGAGCCAACTACAACGCCGTGCAGGCGCTCGTCAACAAGAAACTCGGCTACTAAGGAAGGAACAACCATGACCGACAACACGCTGGACACCCAACTCAACGAGATCACGGAAACCGGCGCGAACACGCCCGGCATCGCCGACCACAAGGCCAACGGCAAGCTCGAGCCGGATGACGTGATCTCCGGCGCGGAGGCCGAGGGGCTCGTGCTCTGGCTCAAGGCCTCATTGGTGCGCGCCGTCAAGACCGCCGCCCAGAGTGCGGTGGCCGCCATCGGCACCACCGTCCTGACCATCGGACAGGTGGACTGGCGCATCATCGGCGGCACCGCCGCACTCTCCGCCGTCCTCTCGCTGCTGACCAGCGTGGCCGGTATCCCCGAAGTGGACGACGGGGCCAACGTCGCCAAGATCGCGGCAAAGAACTAACCCCCCCCAATCCAATAAGCAATCGGCCCCGTCCGACCGCAGACAGCTCCATGAGCTTGACTGCGGTCGGACGGGGCCGATTTTTTGCGTTGCAAAGTCCTTGTATATAATGGTGTGACCATCAAAATAGAGTGCACTTAGAGTGGACTCCTTCTGGGAGGCCAAGCGGCAGTAGGGCTCAGACAAAGTTGAGTCTATTCACAGCACACGCTTCACGCGGGTTTTGACGAGTGGTGAGAATCGTTGGAATGGTGCGGAAAACGTAGGTGGCAGTAGGTCTCATACGGATTTCATTGCGTGGTGCTGAGTTGCGGGAATACCCGCGTTATGCCGCGTTTTACACCCAGATAGAGTGGACTATAGAGTGGACTCCCAACAGGGAGGGAACCCAATGGCCGCAACGAAAAGACGCCGCACCAAGGGCGCGGGAGGAGTGTTCAGGGACAAGGCCGGCAAATGGCATTTCCGCACCGAGATCACGGCCGACCCCGGCACCGGGCACCGCCGCATCATCGAGACCACGGGACTGGTCAAATCCGACGCCCGCCAACGCCACGAGAACAAGCTCAGGGAATACGAGCGCACGGGCATCATCCATTCCAATCAGTCGCCCTACCTGCGCGACTACATCATCCGATGGTGCGGGCAGCGCCGCCGCGACCTGAAACCCAACACCTGGTACAACCTCGACAAGCGGTGCAACATCATTGCCGACACCATCGGGGGAGTGCGGCTCGCCGAGCTCACGCCCGCACACGTGCGCCTCATGATGGACAGGCTCGGCCGAACCCGCGCGCCGCGCACCGTGCGAGAATACCACGGGATACTCAAACAGGCGCTCGACGACGCCGAACTCGAGGAGCTCATCGACCGCAACCCCTGCCGCAGGGTCAAACCGCCACGCTACGAGGAGACCCCGCAGAGGATACTCGACGAATCACAGCCCAAGGAACTGATCGCAGCGGCCGTCAAGGCACCCATGGCCGGAGGCAGGCGAGGCCCGCACGACTCCCCGGAGGACACCGAGATGTGGGCCATCCTGTTCGAACTCGCGTTCGCCACAGGCATGAGGGAAGGCGAACGATACGCGCTCATGCCCTACGAGCTCGAAATACGCGACGGCATACCCGGCATCTTCGTCCAACAGCAGCTCCAGGACTACGTCGGCGGCGCCGACGCGGTGATACCCAAATGGCACAACGCCGTCCACGTGGTCGGCGGACTCTGGCTCGTACCACCCAAATCCAAGAAAGGCGTACGCTTCGTGCCCATCACATGGAACCTGTGGAACCGGCTATGGAACCGCATCATCATGTTCGGCATGCACCCCCACCAGTTCATCTTCAACAACCTCCTCGGCCGACCCATACGACAGGAACAGGAAAACCGACGCTGGAGAAACGCCCTCCAAGCAGCCGGCCTCCCATACGTCAAAATCCACTCCGCCCGCCACTGGACAGCCACCAGAGTCGCCGAATCAGGAGCCAGCGAAGACGAACGCATGGCCGTACTCGGCCACACCGACATCCAAATGACCGCCCGATACACCCACTGGGGCACCAAGGCGCTCGCCGATATGATGCGCGAAGCCATACCCAGCCTCACGGATGACAGCGCGGACGTGTCATAAAATGCCGTGTTCAACACCCGCAGTGCCGCGCTCGTATCATTTTGCGACACGCGCGGGCAATCCAAAAATGGGACGAACTTATGCACATTCCGATAAAAAATGTGCACAAGTTCATCTATCGCGTGTAGATTGGACATACTGTGCGCGACGGGATGGCAAGGGAAGATCGTCGTGTGCCGTGAATAGGAGCAATCATCATGACGAGAACCGTAATGGATGTTGACGAGCAGACATTGCTTGAGCAATACAAAAAAATAGTGGTCGTGCCAGTAATCCCAGATCGAGACAAGGTCGACCCGGCTCTATTTAGGCGGCCCTCTCTGTATGGTGAGCCGCAGAAAGTGATTACCAGAACCTATGTGGGAGTCTGAGCATGCCTTCATGGGATGAGATTATTAATCAGGTCGAGTCTGCACCGAACGGCGTTATCGATATCACGCGTAAGGAGTACATCTCCAAGCTGGCCGAAATACGGGGCAGGAACGTCATATGCTATTACTCCGGCTGGCTGCAGGATTCCCAAGGGGTTCAGGAAACAAGTCTGTTGGATACTGACATGACGGGTTTCATGACCAATGTCCATGAACTGGATCGGTCTAAGGGGCTGGACTTGATTCTCCACACCCCAGGAGGCGATCTTGCTGCCGCGGAAAAGCTGGTGGATTATCTGCGGGACTGCTTCGACGGGGACATCGAGGCGTTCGTGCCTCACATGGCCATGTCAGCGGGAACCATGATCGCCTGCGCATGCAAGAAGATTTACATGGGGAGACAATCGTCGATTGGTCCCACCGACCCGCAATTCAATGGTATACCAGCCGGCGGCGTTCTGGAAGAATTCGCACAGGCGGTAGCAGAGACAACCTCCAATCCCTCGTCCGTGCCCATGTGGGCGCAGATAATAAGCAAGTATCCTCCCACCTTTCTCGGCGACTGCAAGAAAGCAGTCGAAGCCTCACAAAAGATGGTCAGAACCTGGCTGGAAACAGGCATGTTCAAAGACGATGAAGATGCAGAGGACAAAGCACGAAACATTGCGGAATGGCTTGGTACCCACGCGAATTCCGCAATGCATAATCGTCATATCTCAGCCAAAGACGCAAAAGCGCACGGCCTGAAAATAGTGGATCTGGAAGACGACAACGTACTGCAAGACTGCGTACTCACTATCCATCACGCCTACATGGCAAGCTTCGAACGCAGCCAAGCAAAAAAGATGATCGAGAACAGCAACCAAAAATCATGGGTACGCATTGTCAGATGAACACGGACTCCTTTACCTAAGCTCTGACAACCAAACCGCCCCGGCGCTCGCAAAGAGCGATCGGGACGGTTTGGTGTATGTGACGGTAGAATCGTTGGTGGGAGCAAGGAGGTTTAGCCATGGGATTTAGGATGCGGAAGTCCATTAGCCTGGGCAAGGGTGTCAGGGTCAATGTGTCGAAGCGTGGCCTGTCCACGTCGGTGAAGATCGGGAACACCACTTTGAACACGAGGGGCAAAGCGACCACCCGTCTCGCGCCAGGTGTCAGCTATGAGACGAGTCTTACCGGCGGAAGGAAAAGAAAGACTGCGAAAGCATCCGGAACTAAGAACCGAACTGCAAGTACGAGTCGCGTCAACCGAAAAGACGAGAAGAAGAGAAACGCGAGAGACAGGGCCGCGTTTCGCGAAGAACGAATGGCGGAAGCCGGACGATTCGACGGACGCAGCCAATCCAGCGATCTGCCCGAAATCAGCCCCGACATCGTAAACGAACCCACTCCATACCTCGACAACAAGATGGGATGCGGCACAGCCCTCCTATACCTACTCGCCATCCCAGCACTACTCGGAGCCATGCTGTTCCTCTACCTCGCATGGTACGGATACTCCCGCCTGGCAATCCACCCCGAAAACATGCGTGGCAGCACAATCGCGCTAGTCATAGGAACGATTTGCGCGCTCATCGTCATAGCCGCAATCATCTCCTTCTGCAAATCCCTAAGCGGCAAAAAGAAGGATTAGCCACACGATACAAAACTGCTCCGGCGCACACAGAGAGGTCGGAGCGATTCATATTATTTTTTTCGTCACGCCACGATGCGGTCGCGCAGCAGGTTCCTGTAGTCCTCTATGATTTGGAGGGTGAGTTGAGCTCGGCGGCCATCTGGTGGGACTCACCGTCATACATGCGTTCGGCCAGCGCGTATCCGGCGGGGTTGATGAGCAGCATTGCGGTCTCGCGTCTGCATCGGCGCTCGATCTTACTGCCCGCGCATCCGTCCGAGGTGTCGTCACCATGCCGCCAATGGACGAGTTCGTGCACTAGGGCGCA